GCCATAGCCATTTGTCTTTTCTTTGCTTCTTCTCTTTTGTCCAAAGCAAGAGAACCAATAGGACTCATTCCTGTTTTGCCTAATGCAGCTAAAGCTCCAGATATTGGGCCTTTACCTTTCATTATGCTATAAGCAGGAGAAAATGTTTCTAACATCTTTCCTATGTTTTTCTTTTGAACAGGTTTTTTTTTCATTCTATTGCCCTTCATCTGTTGTTTCATTGATGCTCTAGATATCATTATTTAATTAACGCTAACAATTCTGTTATCGCTCCTGTGTTAGTTACAGCTATTACAGTTAAAGCTCCAATCAACATCCATTTGGCTTGAAAGACTGCTTTTTTGATATCTGTCATATCTGCCCTTAACTCATCAACATGCTTAACTAGATAATCTTGTTTGGATTTCCATTCAGCAAATTCTATTTGCAAAGACTGAACATTCTTCTCCATTAACATTTCCACCTTCTTCTAGCTTGCCTTAAACGACTATTAGGATTCTTTGCTGCTTTAGGAAATTGTTTCATTTGTCCTGCTGATCTAGCACAGTAAGACTTACGTCTTTTGGCTGCAGCACTACCTTTTTTTACTTTACCTGTTACAGCTGTTTTTAGTTTAGATCCGGGATTATCTCTGCGATATTTAGCCACACCTTTTTTAGTCATGCCTGCCCCTGACTTAGTAGGGCGTTTGTGACCTCCACCTATGGTGTGACCTTTCATTGTGCCTTTTGTAGCCATATCTAATTCTATGCGTAGAATACAGTTATATTATCAGCAACATCTACAGTATACTTAACGCAAGCTCCACTACTAAACAAAACACCCTCAGATGGTATTGAAAAATCTTTAGTTGTATTTGCTGTTCCTAGAGTTCTTGATTTAAATAAAGTAGTTCCACTTTCTGGTGAGCCATTAATAAATTCTACATCACCTGCTGTGCCACCTGATACTATAGACATTCCTTTGAGTCTTACTCTATTAGAACTTTCTATAGCTTGAGCGCATAATGTTCCAGAGCCAACTTTAATATTATCTGCAAACTGTGCAGAACTTGTAACTGATGTAACTGTTAAAAACAAACTTGTACCTGCTACGGCTTCTGCAGATCCTGTTGATGTAATTATTTCTGTTAAAGCATTACCAAAAACATCTGTGCCAACAATGGTATTTGTCTTACCATTATCGCTAGTGCCAGTTGTAGTTACTATAACATTTCTTGCTGCGCCTCCAGCAAATGTAGTATTTGCCATTGTAGCCGATGTATTAGGTCTAGCTGCAGTAACTAACCTGTCATCATCTGATGCATTTTCATCACTGATGGTCAGAGCTAGTACGTCTGATCTACCTGCCATATTTCTCTCCTTAAAAAGATGGGGGACTAGCCCCCATAATTAAGCTGCGTAGCCCATTAATTCTATAAATAATTTACCTGCTGTGTAATCTGCATCTGTTGCAGCACCAGTTGTTAAGTATAAGAATTGATCTGCGGCTGGAACGGCAGTGAAGTAAACTTTGCTTCCTAATGTTGCGTCACCTGCGTTTACCAATAGTGTCTCTGTTAGATCACCAATAGCGCCATCTTCAACACCAGTACCTTCTGTAGCAGAGTGTACGTTAATGTCAGGATCACCACCTGCGGGTGCTTCAAAACATTCCATACTACCTGTTAAAATTGTACCATTTTGTGCAGCAGTTATCTGACCAATGTGACAAACCAATGATGTTCCGTTAACACCAATGATGTCACCAGATCCTGTTGATCTTAAACCTGTTAGGTCAATTAAAATTTTTGTTGTGATAATTCCACCAACTCTTTGAACGGCAGTTCTGTATATAGTTCCAGAACCAGTTGTAATACCTGTTCCTGCTTCTACAGAAAGTGTATTAGCATCAAAGGATGCCACGCCAGTTGAGTTAATGCTTGAGAGGGTTGTGATAGCACCTGTAGTGCCATTTTTTGAAATGGATGTAAATCCACCTTGAGAACGGACCGGGCCGTTAAAAGTTGTATTAGCCATGTAAATCTCCTTATCGTGGCAAGTGTCAGTTACACCATGTAACTGTTAAGGGAAAAAGTAAAGGGGCAATTATGCCCCCTTATCGTTTTATTTATGCACCGGGTGAACCATAGATACCTAATGGATCTGATACACCGAATGAATATCTCTCACGGGCTTTGTATCTTACATTACCTGTATTGAAATCTCCATCCATTGCAGTTGACATAGGTGTTCTCACGAACATCTTCATTCCATTAGGAACATCTGTAGTCAAGAAGAAAGCGTCACTGTCTGTTAAGTAGTGGTTGACAGAGTAACCTTCTGGGATTGACCCATTTGATCTTAATGCATTTGTGTCATTATCTGCAGTCGCTACTCTTAATTCTGATTGTAGAATTCTTGTAGCAACAAACATTAATGCTGGTGGAATGATTAACTTTCTAGGTCTTGCTGCAATTAATAAGCCTCTTTCGTCTACGAAAGCTGCAATATCAATAACGGCTTGCTCTAGAGATGTTTCATTCAAATCAGCACCAGATGTAGGTCTGTTACGGTTATTACCACCTGCTACAGTCGGATGATCTGTATCAAATAGAAACTGCCCGTCACCACTTGTGAAAGTGTCAAAACCTGTATTAAGCAATGAAGCTGCCTTTGTTTGCTTGGTATAAGCCATAGCTCTTGCTAATGCTTTTGTATATCTCGCTGATAGTGAGTCATACAAGTTGTCTTCCATCGCTTCTTCAGTGATAGAGAAACCCATAGCAACAGTTTCATGGTTATATCTAGCAGTAAAAGACTCTTGAGCTGTATCGTATGATATAGCTGCGCCCTCTTGCTTGATAGGTGCTGCACCAAATCCTGACAACTTGACTTCTTCTTCAAAGCTACGCTCTGAATTTTCAACGTCATAGATTTCTGCATGTTCGTCTTCGTACTTTTGGTACTCTAGACCGAAAAGGGCGTTTAAGCCCGGTAACAACTCTTTAAGGAGTTGCGCTCTTGAAATAGCCATAGTTCAATCTCCCTATTAAGCTGCTGATGGAGCGTTGCCAGAAACGACACCGATACCAAGTTGATGACCAGTGTTGAATTTGCAAAGCATAATTGGATATGCTGTACCTTTTTCATCACCATCGTAACCACCCTTCCAATCAACAATTCTGATCGGTAAAGATGCTGTAGTTGCTGCAGTGCTGATGTCTAATGAAACTCTAGAAATACCTAAAGTTGCATTTAATGCACCCTGCACTAAAGCTGCGTTTGCTGCTAAGTCGTCATCATTAACAGAACCATCTGCTTGAATCTCAAACAAGATGTTAGGATCATCACATACATATGCCATTGCATTAGTGTGAGCTGTTCCTGTCCATTGCTGGTTGAACTGTGTTTGACCTGTACTTAGATCAGTGTAACGACACCCTAAGAAAATTCCTATAGGTGTTGCTGATGTAGTTCCAGTATCCTTTTGGATAGTGGTAGTTGATCCGGCATCGTTGAGTTTAACAACGTCACCGAAAGCTATTCCTGTGGAATAAGTACTCAGTATTGGATACTGCCTAAAAGAACCATTATAAGTTCCTGATAAGTTTCCAACTGGTCTTAAACCGAAAGGAGCTGCTGTTGCGGACATATCTGTCTCCTTCAATTAAAAGTTATAATTTAAATTTTATTTGCGTGTGCTTTTCTCTGGTTTGAGTACTGGCATACGGGGATCGGATTCTCTCATGTAATTATTATCCACAGCCGCCATTTGACTAGCGGTAGCATTGCGATGATAATCTCTTCGAGCATCCATATTTTCTTTGGAGTTCCTGCAAAGTAACAGTCCCCCAACCTCTACATTACCCTTAAATTTGGAGTCTACATCGGGCAAAACTTTAAGTTCTGGATGATCTTCCAGCTTTACTGGCTCCCAACCTTCACGAAATTTAGATGAAACATTAGTGTTATCAGACTGACCAAGTGTTGATGTGCGAATCCAACGGAATTCTACTCCCTCTTGTGGATCGGGGTCCGGTAAAGCATTAGCTCGTTTCCAAGTTACTTTACGTTCTGTGCTTTCTCTTGTTTCAATAGTGCGTGGGTCACGATTAGCCATTATATTGACTCCTTCAATAGTTGCGCTGCATATTGTTCAGGTGTAACTCCCAGACGTTTAGCGAGTCCTATCTGGGTGGAGGTTAGCTGCACTTTGCGTGGTTTTTTTGCACTTCGATTAAC